GCGCTGGTGAAAGAGCTGGACCAGGCGATGAAGGAAAACATCCTCACGCAGGGCCAGTATGCCGAAGCCATGCGGGAAGTTGCTGCCGCCACAAACGATGTGCTGAAGCGCACCAAGGCGGCTACCGAATCTGCCAAAAAAACCACCGAGCAAGCTACGGCTGGTGAAAACCAGAAAGCGCAGGCCGCCCAAAAAACCACGCAGGCCTACCAGCAGCAAGGCCAAGCCGCGCACGAGGTGGGCAACAAAGCCCAACAAGGTGCCAGCAAAGCGGGTAGTGCCGGTGCGGCACTGCTGCAAATTTTTACCGGTATCCGCCAAAGCTTCTACGACACCGGCGAGGGGGCGGGGCAACTGTTCGACCGACTCTACAAAGAGCAAACGGACTTTGCCGTGTTGAGCATCGGCACCTGGCTGAAAACGGTTTACGAAACAAAAGCCGCGGTGCAAGAGCAGGTCACCAGCGCGCAGGAAAACTACGACCGGGCCATGGCGCGCCAAGGCGGGAACCTGAGCAGTTTCCTGCGTGCGGCAGGCCGGGCAAAGCAGGGGGCAAAGCTGCTGGGTGAAGAGAAGCTGTCAACGCTGAAATCGGCGATTGATAGTGCCCAGCAACAGCTGGACGGCCTGGCGGACAGCGCGGCTAGCACCACCGAGAGCCTGCGTACCGAGCTGATCGGCATGAATGGATCAGTGCAGGACGTTGAGCGTCGCCGCTTTGAAGAGCGGCAGCGAGACCTGCAGCGGCAAATGAAAGCGGCCTCTGAACAAGGGGCCAGTGCCGCCGCTCAGGAATACGCGGAAGCGATGCAAATCAATGAAAAAATCTACCGCCAGCGTATCCAGGACTTAAAGCAAGAAGAGCAGCAGGCGTTGGCCCAGCAACGCAAAGAGCGCTTCCAGCAGGCGCCGCAGCAAACCACCAGCCAGCCTACTCGGCAAACGAGCGCGCCCACCCAGCGCGTAGAAATTGCGCTGCCCAACGGCAGCACGTCGTCTTTGTCCGGTGATCCGGATGACGTGAACAAGCTGATGGAATTCCTGAACGAAGCCGGCATGAGGGCCACGCAGTGACGCTTGATGAGATCGACCTCACCGACAACCTGATCTGGCAAGACGAATTCAATTACAACGGCGTGGCGCAAGCGCAGGAGCGCACCCTCACCGGTGGTTTGGTTATTCAAAGCGGCGTAAAGCAGTACGGCCAGCCGGTGACGTTGGTCGGCTGGTTGCAGCGCGCCACGGTGGATGCGCTGGTGGCCAAGGAATCCGCAGGCCTTGCGGCCATGGCACTGACGCTGGATGACGCCCGTGAATTTTCCGTGGTGTTTGACCGTGCCAGCGGCGTCGCGATTCAGGCGGTGCCGATTAAAGAACACACCCACATTAGCCAGCAGCCGGATGCGTGGTATACCGCCACCCTGCGCCTGCTGACTGTAGAGCCCCCACAATAGGAGCCCGCCGCGTGGCAATTACCAGCGACGATATCAAACTGATGCAGCCAGAACGGCTCACCGACAACGACGATGGCGGTGGCCAAATGACGGGCCGTGAGGTGGTGGATGGCGACATCAACAACCTCTTCGAAGACATTTCACGGGTGGACCGCACCTACGGTGAAGTGAGCCTGCGCAAGTCCTTCCTGAAAGTGGACACCGACACGGCAGACCTTTACCTGGACGCGCATTCAATCATAAGCGCGCAACCCTTGGACCCGAACGTCACCGGGCTGCTGTTCACCACGCAGAACTTCTACGATGAGCGTGCCGGTGCGCGGCAGCGGGTGGAATCGTTCGTGGTGCCGGGGCCTGTTACTGGCCTAGCCTTGCGGGGCAACCAGCTACAGGGCCAGCGTTCGGTGATTTGCTTCGCGCCCACCGTAAACAATGTCACCGCCCCGGAAATTGGTGAAACCCTGCTGTTGCAGGAAGGTGAAGACCTTTCCACCCAGCAATTCATCAAGATTCTGAATGTGACTACCACCACGGAAACCTTCACTTATCAGGTCAACAACGGCGATATTCGCACCTTTACCGCAGACCAGTATATTTTGGAATTGTCCGCAGAATTAAAGCAGGACTTTCCCGCCGCAGACCCTAGCCCCAAGCCGGGTGGGCCATCGCTGATTTACAGCACGCAGCCGGCCACGTCGGCAAAATATTACGGATCCACATCGCTGGCCACAGCCGCTTCCGGGGGTGATCTTGCTATTACCGTGGCCGATACGTTTGCACCCATTATTCCCACGGCCAGCAATGAAACGCCGGTGATCGACCAGCGCCCGGGTGGCTATGTGAGCCAGGTGGTCGCCATCGGCCCGAATCCGGTGAGCATCCCGGTGACGATTGGCGCGGGGGATGTTTCCACCTTGCCCACGGCGGTGGTGCCGGGCTCGGTGTCGTTCTCGCTGGGTGGTGAGACCTACACGGATAAGGGCGGTGTGTTTGTTGCCGCCGGTGGCGGGGCGGGCAACCTGGACGGCGCCACCATTGATTATGGTTCCGGGCTAATCGCCTGGGAGGGCGCGGGGTCGGGGAGTGTAACGCTCAATTACCGCCCCGGCGCGTTGCGGCAGCAAATCCCCAACACTGGCCGCATTGATATTGATGAATCAAACCGGAATTTTAACTATGTGCTGAGTTTGGATCCGGCTCCGTCGCCGCTCTCCCTGCACCTCAGTTATCAGTACCTGGGCAAGTGGTACACGCTGGCCGATGACGGCACTGGCAGCTTGGTCGGTAACGGCTCCGGGCAGGTGAATTACGCCACCGGCAGTGTGATTGCCACGTTGCAGGCGCAGCCGGATGCGGGCTCTGTGATTTTCTATCGCTGGACCGACGCTAGCATCTACCTGCAAGACCCGGATGCCTACGATGGCGTTATCCCCCTGAGTATCCAGCTGGGTGCGGCGAAAGTGGTGGCGGGGTCTGTGACGCTATCTTGGGATGTCAGCGGTAGCCCCAAAACCGCGACGGATGTGGCAGCGGATGGCGCGATCACCGGCGACGCCACCGGGCGGATTAACTATTCCGCCGGCGAGATTGACCTCACCACCGCACTCAATGCCGACGGTGATGTGGCCGTCGAGTACACACACAAAGATGATGCCGACCAAACCAGCACCGTCACCGTGCCAGACAATGATGATCAGTCCGACATCATTATCGAAACTGCTGCCGGCATAGAGCCGGGCTCGGTGGATTTCACGATTCTCAAATCCGTGGAGCGCAAAGTGGTGAACGGTGTTGGGCAGGTACTCAGCACGAGCTACATCAGCCAGTCCCATTGGATTACCGATAACGGTGATGGTGCGTTGCTGAACCGGCGAGACCTGGACGTGGTTGGCACGGTGAATTATTCGACTGGCCAGCTTGTTGTAGCCGGCGCCACATTCCTCAAACAAGTTAACGGATAAACACTATGGGACGGGTCGTAAGAACATCAACGCTGGAAGATTCCTCTGCGTCGTATAGTGCTGAGCTGGGCTGGGAAGAAATTCGCAGCCACGACGTGGCAGTGGGCTACCAGCTGGCTGCCGGGTCAGAGCAGCAGGTCACCGAACAGTTTGGCGGCACCGCCCAAGAGTGGCGGTTTTACCTCTCTGAAAGCGCCCCGATTGTGCCGGGAAGCGTGGTGCTGGATGTGGCGGGCGAACTGTGGTTCGACGACGGCGAAGGGCGGTTGCTGCGCAACTACAACACCACCACTGGCGCGGGTGTTGCTTTTGGCACAGTGAATTACAGCACCACGCTGGTGACCATTAGCCCCTACGCGGGCCGCCCGGAAACGGCGACGGTCACCCCGGTGGGCCTGTTGGTGGGCGACGATTGGAGCGTGATTCAGTCCACCACGTTCCGCACCGCTGCCGCACCGCTGCGGCCCAACGGTTTCACTATTCGTGCTGCGGACTATGAAACTGATGAACAGCTCAACGGCGAGGCGGACAACCAAGGCATCGTGACCGGTGACGGTATTACCGGCGAGGTGACACTAAAGGACGGCATCGCCGACATTGTTTTCCCGGCGCCCGTGACAGCCGAAAGCCTGTTTTATAACGCCGTGAGCTTTAAGCAAATCCCGCTGGACCCAGCCATTCTGGGCCTGGACCCCGTGCGGCTTCCTGCGGATGGCCGCGTGCCGATTTTGCGTGATGCCGATATTCTCGTGCTCACCCATACCCAGAAAGACCTGATCGCCACGCCGGCGGCTGACCTGGTCGTCAATGCTGGGCGGGACCTGCTACATGATGCCTGGATTGAAGATGATGCGGGTACGCGGCTGGACCCGGCCATGTATGTGCTGGACAAGGACGCCGGCACTGCCACCCTCGCCAACCCCTTCACTGCGCAAGACGCCGACAGTAACGCTCTGAGCGGTGACTTGCACTTTGTCCACCGCATTGATGACATGGCGCTCTGCACCGAAGCCCGCATCGATGGCACCTTGCAGCTCGCTCAGCCGCTCTATCACGACTTCCCGGCCGATGACACATGGGTGGCCTCGGCGGTGTACCTGGGCGATCTGCGTGCCCGTGTGCGCAACTGGGTGAGCTACACCGTGGACCCGGGCGACTACGACGGCACCGGCCAAGAGACCACCGCAAATTACAACTTGATCGCCTACCCGGTCGCGATCGACAACCGGGGCAGTGTGCCCGAGCGGTGGAAGATCAAATTTACGTCGACTACCGCCTTCGAGCTTTACGGCGAGGAGCGTGGTCTCGTTGCCACCGGATCCACCGCCGTCGACTTCTCGCCCGCCAACCCGCAGACCGGGACGCCTTACTTCACCATTCAATCCGACGGATGGGGCTCTGGCTGGAGCGTGGGCAACACAACCCGCTTTGATACCGACGCGGCCGCAGCGGCGCTGTGGATGATTCGCACCGTCCTGCCCGGCCAGGCAACGGTCGACGACGACCAGCTGAAAATAGAATTGCGAGGGGATCACAACTGATGGCTACTCAGGCTCGTGTCGCGGGCACAGTGAAAATCGACGGTGTGGCGGCTGCCCGTGATGTGATTGTCATCAAGGATGATCCAGCGGGGCGGCAGGTGGTTGCTGAAGGCCAGAGCGCCGGCGATGGCACGTTCGATATCACTTACAGCGACTGGGCCGGATCCGTTGTCGTGCTCGCGTTGGACGAGTACGGCGACGAGTTCGCCCCGGAAGCCGCCCTCAATGCGGGGCAGGTCGTCCACCCGTCTACCCCTAACGGATATGTGTACAAAGTGACAGTGGCCGGTACCACCGGCACCGAGGAGCCGACCTGGTCAACGAGCAGCAGCGTGACGAGCGGCAGCGTGACGTTCAATCCGGTGCCGTATTATCGGCCGGTGGCGAGCGGTCCGCTACTTGGAGAGCCTCAAGACGCAGGCAGTGCGGTAGGGGGGACGGAAACCGAGATCGATATCGCCGGAACCATCTATAAGGTTCATAGTTTCTATGAATCCGGGGTTCTGGACGTTACAGGGTCCATTGATATCGAATATCTGCTCGTTGGCGGCGGTGGGGCTGGTGGGTCGATTTCCCCCGCTGGCAGCGGCGGCGGCGGCGGCGGCGGTGGGGTTCTTCTTGGCTCGACTACGCTCGGGGAAGGGTCTTATCCAGTTACAGTCGGGGAAGGGGGGCTTAATCCGGCCTACTCCGGGGACGCCTTCCCCGGGGCGAACGGCGGCGACTCTGTTGCGTTTGGGTTGGTGGCTGTTGGAGGGGGCGGCGGCGGCAATGCTCCGGCAGGCTCCGGATCTGGAAACGATGGGCAGGCCGGGGGCAGTGGCGGAGGCGGGAGCGGTGGTAACGGCCGCGCCCACAGGTCCGGCGGTAGCGCCCATCTTGGGCAAGGTAACGCTGGTGGGAATGGCCTAAATCAGCTCTACGCATCACGAAAACATGCTGGCGGTGGCGGCGGGGCGGGCGGCCCGGGTAGTGATCCGCCTGATTTTTATAACTCAGGCGCCGGCGGGGACGGAATAGAGGTGAACATTCGAGGCGTCCCCGAGTGGTTCGGCGGTGGCGGCGGTGGCGGCATTTCTACCTATACCGCAGGGCTCGGCGGCAATGGCGGCGGCGGCAATGGCGGCGGTGGGTCGCCGGAAGATCCAACGGCGGGCGCTGCCAACACCGGCGGCGGCGGAGGTGGTGGCGGCCTCCTTTCAAAAAACAAGCAGCCGGAACAATTGGGGCCTGGCGGTAGCGGTATTGTAATCGTTCGTTACCGGGTCTCTTGACGTGAGTTATATCGTCGAGCCGTGGGACAGCGTTGATCTTAACCTGCAGACCGGGCCGTATATCGTCCCGGTCGACCCGCTCGCGCTCGAGCTGGATTTCGCCACCGGATCGGTCCCTCCTCTGCCCTGGGTAAGGCCGACGCTGTTTGTCGAGTATTCCGCGCTAATGAATCGTGCCGGAGAGGCTCAGGGCGCGCGGATCCTGCCGATCACTCCAGCGACACCGGCAGACGATCGCCGCGGCCTGCAGTGGGGTGCCGGCACGCCCGGCGATCTGCATATCCGCGCCAGATTCGAGGCCACCGATCACAAGGACGTTATTCACTCCTCGGCGTGGGGGTCGGCAGGTCGCCAGCAGGCAGAGCGTGTCGCAAGCTGGCTGCAGTCCGGGGTTTACGATCGCGCCCACCAGATCCCGTGGGGGGCAGCCTTCGCCCGTGATCGCGTCGACTATGTGAGCTCCTGGATAATGAAAACGCCGGCCCGGGATGCGGCCAAGAGCTTCGCCTGGTACACCGTGAACCTGACCGGCACGGTCTACGATGACTCTGCAGCCTTCCAGGCGCTCCTGCAGACTGATACAGCTACAACGGTCACCCTCTCCACGGAATCGGGCACGATCGACGTCCTGGACCCGCTCGCGATCGAGTTCCGGTTCGGATGGGTGAGGCCGGCGCGGCCGATCGTACCCCACGACGTGACCAAACGGATCACGGCCAGGCAGGCCACCCCGCGCGATGACGCCCGCGGGCTACCGTGGGGCGTAGGCCAAAGCATCTGGCACGACTACAACCTCCCATACCCTGTGGAGCCAAACCCGGACCCTGATCCGGTGGAGCCGCCGGAATTCAAAACGGTCTATCTGATTATGAATACGCTGCAAATTACGGACGTTGCGACGGGTACACCGCTGGATATTCAAGGGGTGACCATCGGGCTGGATATCGATTCATGGGCGTGGAAGTTCTCGGGCACGCTCTACGGGCAGGGCTCTTTGGCGCTGGTGGCGCCTGGTGCCGGCGGCATGAAAGACATCAGCGTGACGATCAACTCCCACGACTGGGTATTCTCTATCGAGCGGTACACCAGTGATGAGCGTTTCCCTACTGAAAAATTCACCATCACCGGTGTGAGCCGCACACAGTATATGGCTGCGCCATTCGCGCCGACTCGCAGCTATACCAACGCAAGCGCTACCACCGCTGCCCAGGCGGCAACGGCAGAGCTGCAAAACACGGGTTTCTCCCTGACTTGGCCAACCGGAAACGATGAAGACCTGCCGGATTGGCCGATCCCGGCCGGGGCGTTGAGCTTCCGTGATAAATCGCCGGCGCAGGTGGTGGCACAGATTGTAACGGCGGCAGGCGGGATTATGGTGCCTGCCATGGCGGCAGATAGCTGGACTGTGCAGCCGCGCTACAAGGTGGCGCCGTGGGATTGGGAAACGGCGACGCCGGATGTAGGCATCTACATTGGCATGGTGCGCTCGCGCTCCGCGCAGTACGAACCGGCCCCCGCGTTCAATGCCTGCTATGTGAGCGGTGTTAGCCAGGGTGTGGCTGTTGATGTGCAGCGGGCTGGCAGTGGTGGCACGGCCCCGATGCCAGATATTTACGAAGACCTGATCACTGATAGCCAGCCCGCCATTAGCCGCGGCGCAGCCGAATTGGCCGGAGCGGGAAATAAGGTGGTGGAAACGCTGAGCGTGCTCATTCCTGAGTCCGGTGCCGCGCCGGGGGTGGTTTTGCCTGGGATGATCGTGAAAGTCATGCACGATGACTCTCTACTCGATTACATGGCCCTGGTGCTTTCGGTGTCGATCAGTGTGCAGAAGGCAGGCGGTGCCGAGATTTATCAATCCGTGACCCTGGAGCGTAGCGCATGAGTACCCGTAACCCCTGGCTGAAGTTCCGGCGCTTGCTGCAAGGCGAGGGCCGGTATGTGGTGACCGTGCAGAGCAACAACGGCGACGGCACCAGCACCGTGCAAACGCGTGACGGCGTGAGCATCACCGTCAAAGGCGAAGAAGTAGCCGCCACCAAGAAGGCAATGATCGAAAACGGCAGGCTGTCTTATGAAGTGCCGGTGTTGACGGTATCGACCGTCGAGGTGTGAGCCACTGCTAAGCGTAAGAGAAATTCGGGGCCAGGCCCCGAACCTACCTTCTTACACCGTTCAGGTGTGAGAGACGGGCACCACCCGGGTGCTGTAACACCTGGGTGGTCCTAACAAGCGAGAGCATACCTCGTTTGCTAAGCAAGGCCCGCCGCTGTGTCGACACAGCGCGGTGAGCCTACCTTAATCGGCAAATATGAGGAATCCCCAATGGCTAAACCGCTGTTCCCGTGGATGGGTGGAAAGTCCCGTCTGGCGAGTTCAATCATTCCCTTGTTTCCCACGCACAGCTGCTATGTAGAGGTGTTTGCTGGGGCGGGGGGGTATTTTCTTCGCGAAGTCACCGTCACAGGTTGA